GTTCTTACAGCTCTATGACAGAAAGAACTAAAGTAGATTTAGATTTAACTATAAACGGTGGTATAATAACTACTGGCCCAATTTATTCTGGTGGACAAACAACTCAATATAGAGTTTTGAATACTTCAGATGAGGGGTCCGGTAATGGGTTAGATGCAGACACACTAGACGGACAACACGCAAGCGCTTTTGCTAGCTCAGGTGGTAGTAGTACTACAGATTTTAACACAAGAGCAATATACCCTCATGAATGGGTAAGAATGAATGGGGGTAGTAATGCCGGTATATATTGGCAAAATGGTACAGGTACATATTGGCATATATATCCAGCATCTCAAGCTGATATGCGTTTTAGAACAGGATCAGGTAATGGTGGTATTGTAGGAACTATAGGTGATGAAACAGCGAGAGGGTATATACATTGGACAACAAGCAATGAAATAGGATTTTTAAACAGTAGTAGAAGTTGGTCACTAAGAATTGATAATAGTGGCAATACTTTTGCTACAGCATCTCATAGAGCACCACAATTCTATGATTCAAATAATACTGCATATTATGTTGATCCAAATGCAACTTCAAATTTAAGTACTTTATCAACAGACACTAATGAGGGTATTTTTAATAACCAAAGAAGAAACCATGGTACAGCTGTTAACTTTAACGACACCGCACTGAGAGCGGGTATAAATTATTTACAACAAGGAACTAATGGACCAACAGGGACTGCTGACCATCAATGGTATGGTTGGAGACTAGGCTTAGGTGGAGAATATGGAACCCAAACAGGATCCTCAGGTCATTACGCACAAGAATGGTATATTGCTAGAAAAGGTCAAGGAGGAAATAATACAGGTGGTAATTTCTTATGGACCCGAGATATGGAAGGCGGAAGCTGGGGCTCATGGGCTAAAATTGATACAGATAGATTACAATTAGCTTCTGGATATTATGCTAGTCAAGGCGACTGGGGTTTAAGAAACACAACACCATATGGATGGATTCAGTTTGGACCTGCTAACACTAGCCATGCGCATATTTACACAAATAGAGGTAATTTTTACTTTAACGCTCAAATACAATTATTAGGTGGGAGTTTAATAAATCAAAATGATATTCGAGCAGGTGTATTTTATGATGTAAATGACACTGGATATTATTTAGATCCCGCTGGGTCTAGTAGGATGCAACAAATAAATATTAGCAGCGCCGGGGCAGGCGGTTTGACCATAACACATAGTGATATTAGATCATCAGCTTCTTCAAATTGGACAGGTAACCCAGGTGGTGCTGGTAAAATACAATATCATTCTAACAGATGGTATATAGTTTCAGATTCATCATCAAATAGAATTGTACAGTTTAGAAGAGACGGTGGGGATGTATCTTACATTGATAATGCAGGTAGACTAATGAATGCGCCTGATTTAAGAGTGCCTATATATTACGATACAGACACCTCTTATTATGGTGACTTTGCTAGTACTACTCGTGTCAACAACATTAGCTGTGCAGGTGGTCTTATTTTTCCTGATAATTATGGTATTGGTGTTACTGGATTATATACATCTTCTAGAATACAAACCATATTCAATATGGGCGCTGCATATAAGCTCCCAAATGATGGTGCTTCGACTGCAAGTGCGTATGGTTTATATTGGTCACATCAGAACGCCGGCTCATTGGGCGGTGCTAATAATCTAGCTTCTCACGGTATTATTATACTAGAGAATGGTGGTTACAAAGGGTCTTGGGGTGGCGGAAGACTAGTTACGCCTGGAGACATTAGAGGTACGATTTTTTATGATTATGATAACACAGGTTATTATGTAAATCCAAATAGTACAAGTAGTATTGTTAATTTAACTGTTGCTAACACTATAACTGGTGCAATTACTAGAACAGCTGGTACTAGTGGATATGGGCATCCAGGTACGGGTATGTGGCCATTTTACAACTGGGGAGGAAGTAATGGTGGAGGCTCCGCACCAACAGGTAGCTCATATACAACTGGTATTTCAATTGGCTCTCACCCTGGTGATCAAGCGTACGGGTGGCAGATGGCTAATAATATGTGGAACGCAGGTATTTGGTACAGAACTTATAATAGCGGGTTTAGCAGTTGGTATAAACTTTTAGATAATACTACTAACACACAAACAATTAATTCTAGCCTTTATGTTAATAATGATATAGGCATTGGGTTTACATCTGGAAGTATCGGAGGTAAATTAGATATACAAAGATCTTCTGCTGGTATTGGTATTAAAAATAACTATGGTAGCTCTGTAAGTGGTAGTACAATAGGCTTACTTCAATATACGAGTGCGGCGGCAACAAGCGGTGGTTATCATTTAGTTTTCCAAGCAGCTCCACCTTCGGGCACGGATCAAAACATGCTTTTGTGCGATCTTGACGGTGGGTTAAGAAACAGATACAATGAATACGGGCAATATTCAGATGAAAATATAAAAGAAAATATAGTAGCAGCTACAAATAAGCTAGAAGAGGTAAAACAGCTACAAGTTAAAAACTTTAATTTAATAGGGGATAACTTTAAACAAATAGGTTTAATAGCACAAGACGTTGAACAAATATTTCCATCATTAGTTAAAAACACAACTACACCGGATGGTAATGAAGTTAAATCATTAAAATACTCTGTACTTGTTCCAATATTAATTAAAGCAATGCAAGAACAGCAAACAATTATTGATGATCTTAAGTCAAGACTTGAAACTTTAGAAAATCAGTAAAACAAGTGATAATAAATTATAACACAAACAATTAAAAAATAAATTATGGCAATTACTTACACATGGGCAATCACGGCTATGAAAAAAGCACCCAGTCTCGACGGTTTGTCGGATGTGATTACACACGTAAATTTTAAATACGTAGGAACAGATAGTGAAAATGATTCTGAAGGGAATCCTTACACTGCAGAATTTTCAGGAGCGTGCCCTATAAGCGCACCAGACTCTGAAAACTTTACCGCGTTAGCTGATGTTACCGAAGCTAATGTAATAGCTTGGGCTCAAGCAAACCACCCTGTAGATCATATGCAGGAAGTTATAGTTAAAAACATTAACGAACAAAAAACACCAACAAACGAAGACGTCTCGGAAATGCCGTGGGCGTAAATTAAATTAAATTAAGTTAAATTAAAATTAGATTAAAATTATGGAAAACCAAGAAAACAAAATCAGCCAAGAACAATTAGAGGAACTACAAGGATTTGTAGGAAAGCTTAATCAAGCAGCTTCTCAAATTGGAAACCTAGAATTACAAAAACACCAGCTTAACCACGCTGCAGCAGAAGTTCAACAAGATTTGAACAAGCTACAAGCTAGGCTAGAAGAAAAGTACGGTAAAATTAAAATTGATATTCAAACAGGAAACTACGAGCCTATCGAAGAAGAAGATAAGGAAGAAATAGTAGGCCCAGAAGTATTAAAGAAAGCGTAGTGAACTTAGTTCGTAAAATAAGCATCGGTAGAGATTACAAAAACGATGCAATGCATTACTCTGTTGGACAAGAGGTATACGGTGGACATATCATTTGTGATATAATAGAAGAAGACCATAAGTTTTCTGTTTATATAAAAAAGAAAGATGAAGTCCTACCGTGGAAAGATTTCAATAAAAATATGGCCATAGCTGTTGAATATAACCTAGAGTACTAATGCAGAGTATATTTAACTTCATTGTCAAGCCTATAGCAGGTCGGTATGATAACAAGAAGAAAATAGATGATAAGGAGCTCATTTTAAACACTGAGCTCCAAAATCATCAATATGTCAGTAGGAACGCAATAGTTATACAAACACCTAAATCTTTAAAAACAGATATAAAAAAAGGTGATGAAGTTATAATTCATCATAATATTTTTAGAAGGTTTCATGATATAAAAGGTGAAGAAAAAAATTCTAAAAGTTATTATAAAGAAGATATGTATTTTGCTTGGCCTGATCAAGTATATATGTATAAACAAAATAACAAATGGATAGCTAATGACGGTTATTGTTTTGTTAAACCTATATGTTCTAAAAATAAATTAAGCTTAGATAAAGAGCAACCTTTAATGGGTGTTGTTAAATTTTTAGATAATAAAACAAATTATATAAAAGAAAATGATCTAATTGGTTTTGTTCCAACTAGTGAATTTGAATTTATTATTGACAATCAAAGAATGTATAGGGTAAGAATTCAATCAATTACAATTAAATATGAACGTCAAGGAAACGAAAAAGAATATAATCCAAGCTGGACATGAAGCAGTTAAAGAACTTATTAAAGTCGCTAAAGAACCTATTGTTGAAACTGATGATGACATTTCAGCCGATAGACTCAAGAACGCTGCAGCCACTAAAAAGCTCGCAATATTCGATGCATTTGAGATTTTAACTAGAATACAAGAAGAAGATGATATTCTTAATAATAAGCCAAAAGAAGAAATAGAGTCTGAAGTATTTAGTGGTTTTGCAGAACGAAGATCTAAATAATGTACGAACAAAGTTTATATAAGGTTATAAAACCTATTAAAATAAACACTATAAAAAGACTAAACAAGTCTAAAAAGTGGGAGTATGGATATAATAAAGAACATGATGTTGTTGTCATATCTAAGACTGGCGAGATTGGAGATGTGTATAGCATACAGAATTTGAAAATAGCATTGCCAAAAGCTAGAGAGGTAAACACTGAGTTTGATAAATGGACGCCTCAGGAGTATCCTAAGGAGCTTAAATCAGTTAAGAGTATATTTGACTGGAAAGATTATCCAAATGAATTTAAACAAAAATGGCATGCGTATATTGATAAAGAATTTACTAAACGAGAAGAAGGTTATTGGTTCAATAACAAAGGGATCGCTACTTATATTACTGGCACTCACTATATGTACTTGCAGTGGACCAAGATTGATGTTGGGAGACCAGATTTTAGAGAAGCAAACAGACTATTCTTTATTTTTTGGGAAGCGTGTAAAGCAGATAGAAGGTGTTATGGAATGTGCTATCTCAAGAATAGACGTTCAGGTTTTTCGTTTATGGCATCCGGAGAGACCGTTAACTTGGCTACCGTATCTTCAGATGCACGGTACGGAATACTGTCCAAATCTGGCGCCGATGCAAAGAAAATGTTCACTGATAAAGTGGTACCAATATCGATCAATTATCCATTCTTTTTCAGACCCATCCAGGACGGTATGGATCGCCCCAAGACAGAACTTGCGTACAGAGTACCTGCTTCGAAATTTACACGTAAAAGATTCGAGTCTAAGAACAAACCACAAGAAATGGAAGGACTTGACACTACGATCGATTGGAAAAATACCGGGGACAATTCATATGATGGAGAGAAACTTTCACTCCTCGTCCATGATGAAGCCGGTAAATGGGAAAGGCCAGAAAATATTCTCAACAACTGGAGAGTTACAAAAACCACGCTTAGGCTTGGTTCGAGAATAATAGGTAAATGCATGATGGGATCAACGAGCAATGCTCTTGACAAAGGTGGTGAAAATTTTAAAAAACTATATACTAATTCTGATGTTACAAAAAGAAACGCCAATGGACAGACTCGCTCAGGATTATATTCTTTGTTTATACCTATGGAATGGAACTACGAGGGATTCATTGATATGTATGGAATACCTACGTTCAACACTCCTACAGAGGAAACTTTTGGGCCACAAGGCGATCCAATAGAAATAGGTGTAATAGAACATTGGCAAAATGAAGCTGATGGTTTAAGAAATGACCAAGATGCTTTAAATGAATTTTATAGACAGTTTCCAAGAACAGAAGAGCATGCTTTTAGAGACGAAACTAAAAATAGTATATTTAACTTAGTTAAAATATATGAACAAATAGATTATAATGAAGATTTAAAAAGCTCTGCTGGCATTACACAAGGTAATTTTCAGTGGTCTATGGGTAATAAAGATTCTAAAGTAATATTTTATCCAGACATAAACGGTAGATTTAAAGTTAGCTGGGTTCCACCAGTTCACTTACAAAATAACATTATAATTAAAAATGGAAGAAAAAAACCTGGTAACGAACACATGGGTGCATTTGGTTGTGACTCATATGACATATCAGGAACTGTAGACGGAACAGGATCTAAAGGTGCGTTGCACGGGTTAACAAAGTTTTCTATGGAAAATTGTCCACCTAATCAATTCTTTTTAGAGTATATAGCAAGACCTCAGACCGCTGAGATCTTCTTTGAAGACGTTCTAATGGCACTTGTATTTTACGGGATGCCTATACTTGCAGAAAATAATAAACCTCGTCTATTGTACTATTTAAAAAGGCGAGGTTATAGAGGTTATTCAATGAATAGACCAGATAAAGTTTGGAATAAACTATCTGTAGCAGAAAAAGAAATAGGTGGAATACCTAACTCAAGTGAAGATATTAAACAAGCTCACGCAGCTGCTATAGAAATGTATATACAGGATCATGTAGGTTTAAAACAAGATGGTACATATGGTACTATGTATTTTAATTCTACATTAAACGATTGGGCTGGATTTGATATAAATAAAAGAACAAAATACGATGCTGCAATAAGCTCTGGTTTAGCGGTCATGGCTTGTAACAGACATTTATATACTCCACATGCATCAATGGAAAAACAAAAATTAAACATAAGTTTTGCTAGGTACAAACAATCTGGCATGCGATCTAAAATAATAGAATAATATGGCTGAATCAGTTGTAAAAGGTTACTTTCCAAGTCAAATCGCTAGCGATTTAGAAAAGATTAGCCAAGAGTACGGACTAAAGGTTGCTAAAGCTATAGAGTCTGAATGGTTTAAAAGAGACTCAGGTACTAATAGATTTTATAGTAATTCTAATGAGTTTCATAGGTTAAGATTATATGCTAGAGGTGAGCAGTCGATTCAAAAATATAAAGATGAACTATCTATTAATGGTGATTTATCTTATTTAAACTTAGACTGGAAACCTGTTCCTATTATACCTAAATTTGTAGATATAGTTGTTAACGGAATATCAGAAAGAACATATGATATAAAAGCATACTCTCAAGATCCATATGGTGTTAGTAAAAGAACTAAATATATGGAATCTGTATTAAGAGATATGCAAACTAAAGAGCTTATACAGTTTGCAAAAGAGAATTTTAATGTAGATATGCAGGAAAATCCAAGTGAAGAACTTCCTGATTCAAAAGAAGAGCTTGATTTACACATGCAATTAAACTATAAGCAAGCTGTAGAGATAGCAGAAGAGCAAGCTATTAACACTTTGTTAGAAGGTAATAGATATGAGCAAACAAGAAAAAGATTAAATTATGATTTAACAACTATAGGTATAGCAGCTGTTAAAAATTCATATAACAAATCTGAAGGGGTTACCGTAGAGTATTGTGATCCAGCTAATATGATATGGTCATATACTGAGTCACCTTATTTTGACGATATATATTATGTAGGTGAAATAAAAGCAATACATATAAACGAACTTAAAAAACAGTTTCCTAATTTATCTAATGAAGATTTAGAAAATATAACTAAACAAGGAGTACAAAAAACTGGTTTGTTTAATAGAACTGTATCTGAAACAGATAACTTAGATCAAAATACTATTCAAGTTTTATATTTTAATTATAAAACTTACGCTAATGAAGTTTATAAAGTAAAAGAAACAGCTACTGGTGCTACTAAAATTATAGTAAAAGATGATAGTTTTAACCCACCAGGTTTAGATGAGCAACTAGAAGCTAGATATGGTAAATTATCTAGATCTGTAGAGGTTTTATACGAAGGAGCATTAGTGTTAGGTACTAAAAAGTTATTAAAATGGCAACTAGCTAAAAATATGATGAGACCTAAAAGTGATTACACTAAGGTCAAAATGAATTATAATATTGTTGCTCCAAGAATGTACAAAGGAAGAATAGAGTCTTTAGTTAGTAGAATAACTGGTTTTGCAGATATGATACAGCTTACACATTTAAAGTTACAACAAGTAATGTCTAGAATAGTACCAGATGGTATATATTTAGATGCAGATGGTTTAGCTGAAATTGATTTAGGTAACGGAACTAATTATAATCCACAGGAAGCATTAAATATGTTTTTCCAAACTGGTTCTATACTGGGCAGATCATTTACATCGGAAGGTGATATGAACCCGGGTAAAATACCTATTCAAGAAATAAATAGTAGTTCTGGTGGTCAAAAAATGCAAACATTAATACAGACGTATAACTATTATTTACAAATGATACGTGATGCTACTGGATTAAATGAAGCAAGAGATGGTAGTATGCCTGATAAAAATGCTTTAGTTGGTGTTCAAAAGTTAGCCGCTGCTAATAGCAACACAGCTACAAGACATATATTACAGGCTGGTTTATTTTTAACAGCTGAAACAGCTGAGGCATTATCATTAAGAATATCTGATATACTTGAGTTTTCGCCAACAAGAGACGCTTTTATACAAGCTATAGGTGCTCATAACGTTGCTGTTTTAAGTGAAATGCAAGAATTACATTTGTATGACTTTGGTATATTTATAGAATTAGCACCTGATGAAGAAGAAAAACAGTTGTTAGAAAATAATATACAGGTTGCTATAGCTCAAAAACTTATAGATTTAGAAGATGCTATTGATCTTAGAAATATCAAAAATATAAAACTTGCAAATCAACTACTCAAGATTAGAAGAAAAAAGAAACAAGAAAGAGATCAATTATTACAAGAAAGAAATATACAAGCACAAGCAAAGGCTAATGCTGAAGCTCAGCAAGCTGCATCTCAAGCTGAGGTTCAAAAGCAACAAGCTCTTATACAGATACAAACGGCATTAGAACAAACAAAAGCTCAACTTGAGTTGCAAAAACTACAACAAGAGGTTAGTAGTAAAAAAGAGTTAATGCAGTTAGAATTCCAGTTAAATATGCAATTAAAACAACTAGAGAATAAAACTGTTAACGACAAAGAAAGATACAAAGAAGACAGAAAAGATGAAAGAACTAAAATTCAAGCATCTCAACAGTCTGAACTAATAGATCAAAGAAATAACGCTAAGCCACCTAAAAACTTTGAATCTACAGCAAATGATACTATGGGTGGTATAGATTTAGGCTTATTTAAAGCTTAAACAATTGTTTAATTTTATAATATTATATTATGTCAGAAGAATTAGAAGAAATTGTAGAGGAATCTACAGTTGATCAACCAACTGAAGAAGTGGTTGAGCAAGAAAAACCGGCTGATGATAAACCTAAAAATGAGGTTGCAGAAGACGGAACAATTAAATTGGATTTAAGTAATTTAAATAAAATACCAAATCCAGTTGAAACTATTGAAGAAGTAGTAGAACCTGTTGAAGAAATAAAACAGGAAAAAGAAGAAGAAAAAGAAGCTGTTGAAGAAGTTGTTGAAGAGCAACAAGAAGAACAACCAGTATTAGAAGAAATAACAGAAGAAGAAGTTCAAGAACAAACAGAACAATTAACAGAAGAAGTAGAAGAAGCGGTTGCAGAAGCTAAACAAACTGGAATTGAATTACCTGAAAATATACAGAAAGCTGTAGATTTTATGAACGATACAGGTGGAAGTTTAGAAGACTATGTAAGACTTAATCAAGATTTTAGTAGTTTTAACGACAATCAGCTTTTAAGAGAATACTACAGTCAAACAAAACCTCATTTATCAAACGATGAAATTGATTTTTTAATAGAAGATAGTTTTAGTTATGATGAAGAGGAAGATACTGAAAGAGAAATAAAAAGAAAAAAATTAGCGCTTAAAGAGCAAGTTGCCAGTGCTAAAAGCCACTTAGACGGGCAAAAGTCTAAATATTACGAAGAAATCAAAGCTGGAAGCAGGTTAGCACCTGAACAACAGAAAGCCATTGATTTTTTCAACAGATACAACAAGGAGTCTGAGCAAAATAACAAGGTATTACAAACTCAGAAGTCTATATTTAATAAAAAGACTGAACAAGTTTTCTCTAATGAATTCAAAGGTTTTGAATACAAGGTTGGAGATAAAAAATATAGATTTAACGTTAAGGATGTAGATAGTGTGAAAAACTCTCAAAGCGACATTAATAATTTTGTTAAGAAGTTTCTTAACGACAAAAATGAAATGAATGACGCAAAGGGATACCATAAATCATTATTCACAGCCATGAATCCAGATATTGTAGCAAACCATTTTTATGAACAAGGTAAAGCAGATGCTATTAAAAACAGTATGGCAAGATCTAAAAACATAGACATGGAGCCTAGAAAAGGGCATGAAAATGTTATAAAAACAGGATTTAGTGTTAGAGCAATACCAGGTGAAAGTGCATCTGATTTCAAAATTAAACTAAGAAAATAACACTTAAAAATTTAAAAAATGGCAATAGCAAGTTCTGGTGCTGCTTTACAGCACCTAACTCCAAGACCCGTAAAAGATTTATTTGGAGACAATTATTTAAGCATTACCGGGAATGACTTTAACTTTACAAAACAATTCTTACCAGAAGTATACGAAAAAGAGGTAGAAAGATACGGAAACCGTACTATCTCTGGTTTCTTGAAAATGGTAGGAGCTGAAATGCCTATGGCTTCTGACGAAGTTGTATGGTCTGAACAAGGTAGAATCCACGTTGCTTACGACGATGTTGTAGGTACTGATGTTTCTGCTAACTTACTAACTTTTTCTGCTGCTCACTTAATTAACATTGGTGATACTATCATTGTTAGTAAAGGTGGTGTAACATTAAAATGTTATGTATCTGCTGTTCCTTCTGCAACTACAATTACTGCACAACCTTACACGGCTGCTGATATTTCAAGTATTGGTGCTGACGCTGTTACAGGTGTAAAAGTATTTGTATATGGTTCAGAGTACAAAAAAGGATCGGCTAACGCTGGTAACACAAAGGATGCTAACTTCACATCTTTTAGTAATAAGCCAATTATTCTAAGAGACAAGTACAGTGTAAATGGTTCTGATACTGCTCAAATTGGGTGGGTTGAAGTAACTACTGAATCTGGAACTGGAGGTTACCTTTGGTATTTAAAATCTGAGCACGAAGCAAGATTAAGATTTGAAGATCAATTAGAAATGACTATGATTGAAGCTGAAAAGAAAGGTGGTTCTTCCGCTATTTCTGCTGCAGGCATTTCTGGATCTGAAGGTTTATTCGCTGCTATCAACTCTAGAGGTTTAGTATTTAACAATGCTGACTTTGGAGGTTCAGAAGCTACTGACGGTCTAGCTGACTTTGATTTAATTCTACAAGAATTAGACAAACAAGGATCAATTGAGGAAAACATGTTATTTTTAGATAGAGGAACTTCTCTAGCTATCGACAATATGTTAGCCGCTCAAAACTCTTACGGTACAGGTGGTACATCTTACGGTGTTTTTAGTAACAGCGAAGATATGGCATTAAATTTAGGTTTCTCTGGTTTCAGAAGAGGTTCTTATGACTTCTACAAAACAGACTGGAAATACTTAAATGACTCTACTACAAGAGGTCTAGTTGGTGATATTGAAGGTGTATTTGTTCCTGCTGGAACTTCTACAGTTTACGATCAGCAATTAGGTAAAAACATTTCAAGACCATTCTTACACGTTAGATACAGAGCTTCTGAAGCTGACGATAGAAGAATGAAATCTTGGATCACTGGTTCTGTTGGTGGAAACTACACAAGCGACGAGGATGCGATGAACGTACATTTCTTATCTGAGAGATGTTTATGTGTTCAAGCTGCAAACAACTTTGTCTTGTTAAAATCTTCTGATGGAGTTATCGGTGACTAATAATTACCAATAGTAATTTTTACCCTCGTTGTATTGACGGGGGTAATTATTACCTTTATTAACATTTATATTATATTATATCATGAAAAAAGAAAAAACAGCATCAAGCTGGGAAATAAAAGATAGACTTTACATATTAAAGTCTGGCGTTCAACCACTGGTTTTTGTATTACCTTCAAAACACACTAGAAGAAAATCATTATTATGGTTTGATGAAAAAAACGGTGAGCAAAAAGAAATTAGATACGCCACAAATCAAGCTTCACCTTTAGTTGAAGAACAAAAAGGATCAGTAACTTTAGGTCATATTGTTTTTAGAGACGGAACTTTAAACGTACCAAAACAAAAACAAAATTTACAAAAATTACTTTCTTTATATCACCCTGCAAAGGACATTATATATAAAGAACACGATTCAGTAGAGGAAGCTAAAGATGATTTAGAGTATATGAATTTAGAAATTGATGCACTAGTTGCAGCAAAAAACATAGAAATAGATCAGGCTGAAGCAATATTAAGAGTAGAGGTTGGTTCTAAAGTTAATGACATGACTTCTAAGGAGATTAAAAGAGATTTACTAGTGTTTGCTAAAAGAAATCCTGCTTTATTCTTAGATTTAATACAAGATGACAACATAGAATTAAGAAACTTTGGCATAAAAGCTGTTGAAGCTGGGGTATTAAAATTATCTCCAGACCAAAGAAACTTTACTTGGGCTAGTAACGGAAGAAAAGTATTAACAGTTCCATTTGATGAACACCCATATTCTGCGTTAGCATCATTTTTCAAAACTGATGAAGGTATAGAGATATATAAAAACATCGAAAAGAGATAATAACAATTGTAGGTAAGGCCTACTTTTGTGGGCCTTTTCCTATAATAAAAAAATAACATGAGTGTAAATATAGATACAGTTTATCAAAGAGTATTAAACATTGCTAATAAAGAGCAAAGAGGTTATATAACACCGCAAGAATTTAATCTATTTGCAAATCAAGCACAAATGGATATATTTGAGCAGTATTTTTATGATTTGAATCAATTTAGTAGAATACAAGGCAACGATTCCACATATTCAGATATGGTTAGTATCTTGCAAGAAAAAATAGATGTTTTTGAAAAATTTAGACAAAATGTTACTATGTCTTCTGGAGGAGTTGGTACTTTACCTAGTCACTATAGAATGGGTGAATTATACTACAACAACTCAGGAAGCTATGTTGAGGTTGAAAAACTACAACAAAACGAACTACACCATTATATCAACTCCCCTTTAACAACACCATCCGTTTCACTTCCTATATACGTTAACACATCAGCTAGTGCTATACAAGTTTATCCAGTCACTATAACTTCTGGAGTAACGTGTAACTATATAGCTAGACCCGCTACTGTAAAATGGGCTTATACTGTAGTTTTTGAACAAGCTATGTATAATTCAAACAATAGTGTAAACTTTGAACTACATGAATCAGAGGAAACAGAATTAGTTATAAAAATACTTTCTTTAGCTGGAGTAATGCTTAAAGATCCTAACATGTATCAAATAGCTAGCGCAGAAGACCAGAAATCAATACAACAAGAAAAACAATAATAAATGGGATTATTTCAAGGAACACAACAAAACTACTACACTACTGCTTCTAGTTTCGGAAATTATCAAACTATAAGTCTTCAAGATATAATTAACAACTTTGAAATAGCTTATGTTGGTGAGGGTAAAATAATACCAAAACAAAAAAGAAGCAATATAGTATTTTTTGCTAAAAGAGCTTTACAAGAGTTAAGTTATGATACTTTAAAATCAGAAAAATCACAGGAGATAGAAATATCTCCAAATCTAGTTATGACACTGCCTCATGATTATGTTAACTATGTTAAATTATCATGGAAAGATACATCTGGTGTAGAAAGAATAATATACCCTACTGATAAAACAAGTAACCCTTTGTCTATTCTTCAAGATGGAGATTATAATTATTTATTTGATAGTAGTAGCAACTTATCAGCATCTACTGATGCAGACACTTGGGCATCGTTTAAAGCATCTTCAAACTCAACTTCAGATACAACTGTTAATGATGATGGTTTTGATACATCTACGTCTAACGGTGGTAGGTTTGGTATTGAGCCGTCAAAAGCTCAATCAAATGGAGTTTTTTATATAGATCCATTAAAAAATAGAATACATTTTAGTGCTGATATAAATGGTAAAACGGTTACTTTAAAATACATATCTGATAGTTTAGCTACAGATGATGAAATGAAAGTACATAAATTTGTTGAAGAAGCTATATATAAATATATTGCTCACGCAATTTTAGCTTCATCTTCAAATGTACAAGAATATATAGTTGCTAGATTTAAGAAAGAAAAGTTTGCAGCTATAAGAAACGCAAAATTAAGATTATCTAATTTAAAAATAGAAGAGTTAACTCAAGTAATGCGAGGTAAGTCTAAACAAATAAAACACTAGCACATGCCAGAATTAAAACACCATTTTCGTCTAGGTAAAATGAATAAAGACCTTGACGAAAGATTAGTTAACAATGGCGAATACAGAGATGCATTAAATATAGAAATTGCCAGCTCTGAAGGTTCAGATGTAGGTTCAGTACAAAACATACTAGGTAACAAGATTGAAAATGTAAACACATATAATTCTGATACAAAGGTATATACTTACTGGGCTAATTCATTTGGTTTGTCAAATGCAAAATGTGTTGGTTCTATTAGAGATACTGAAAACGAAAAAATATACTGGTTTTTAACATCTGACTCAGCTGATTGTATTATAGAATTTAACCAAACAGATAAAGAAATATCACCAGTACTTGTTGATACACAAAATATATTAAACTTTTCTAGCGATAATTTTATAACAGGTGTAAACATATTAGAAGGCTTGTTGTTTTGGACAGATAATGTTCATGAACCTAAAAAAATAAACATATCTAAGTTTAAAAAAGCAACAAATAACACGTTTGCTCATACGCAAATAAATGGTGGTAATTTTATAGAAGATCATATTACTGTTATAAAAAAAGCACCCATTAACGCTCCGATGTTAACAATGTCTTCTTCTAAAAGATCAGGAATTATAGAATCATCTACAAGTTATAACTTTACTAGTGGTGGCGATCCTTTGCCTACAACCACACCTGCTTTTACATTAACATTTAATCCAGCACCTAACTTTATAGTTGGAGACACTATAGTTCTTAGTGCTAGCGAAGACGATGCTAATTTTGAAGATGAAATAGAAGTCAGAATTAAAATAGAATCTGTAATATCAAACACTAGTTTTTCCGTCGTATTACAGTCTGTATCTAGTTTAGTACCTACAGAAACTATAGTTTTTAAAGCTGTACTAGAACAGGAAGAACCTTTGTTTGAGTTTAAGTTTCCTAGATTTGCATATAGATATAAATATGAAGATGGTGAGTATTCATCATTTTCTCCTTTTTCGGAAATAGCTTTTTTACCTGACGAGTTTGATTATAACCCTAAAAAAGGTTATAACTTAGGAATGACTAACAATATAAGAAGTTTAACTGTATCTGGTTTTAAACCATCTGATATACCTTATGATGTAAAAGAAGTTGATTTATTATATAAAGAGTCAAACTCCACAAACGTATATAGTGTTAAAACTTTTGACAGTGATGATGCTGAGTGGACTAGTAATAGTTTTAATATAGAATCAGAGATAATCTATGCTACATTACCTAGTGATCAATTATTAAGACCTTGGGATAATGTGCCTTTAAAAGCTAAAGCACAAGAAATGATAGGTAATAGATTGATATATGGTAACTATACTCAAAACTACAATTTAACAGACTATAACAATAACATTGTAAAACCTAAATTTGACGTTATAATAGAACAACCAACGAATAAATCTGTTGTAGTTAAATCACCTTCTAAATCTATAAAATCACTAAGAACATATCAATTAGGTATAGTTTATAAAGATAAATATGGTAGAGAAACACCCGTTTTAACTGATAACTCAGGTTCTAAAAAAATTGGTAAAAAATCTGCTGATAATTATAACAATATAAATGTGAAACTTACTAACCCAACATATCCATCTTGGGCAACTCATTTTAAATACTATATAAAAGAGCCATCAAACGAGTATTACAATTTAGCTATGGATAGATGGTATAATGCAGAAGATGATAATATTTGGTTAAGTTTTCCTTCTAGTGAAAGAAATAAAGTACAAGAAGATAGGTTTTTAATATTAAAGAAAAAACATGACTCAGATGATTTTGTAAAAGAAGATGCAAAATATAAAGTAATAGCAATATCAAATGAAGCTCCAGATTTCTTAAAAGAATCTAAGAAAAGTAAAGGTATAATGACAACTAACTTTTTAGCATCTGGTTTTCCACAAAAAGAAGGTACTTTTGTAGATATTGGCGCTACTGAATTTGAAGAAAAAACTTTTGGAGCTGGTGAAAACAGTAATCCTGAAATTATATCAAAATCAGATTTATATATAAGATTTAGAGCCGGTGGTAATTTATCTAAATATTATGAGGTTGTTAGCTTTGCTAAGGTTTCAAACCCAGATAGATATAGAATTACTATAAATAAAGTTTTTAAAGAAGATGTTAGCTTTGCTGGAACAGCTGGTTCACCTATATCTGGTTTAAAACTAGAAATAGCACAACAAGTAATGGAAAACAAACCTGAATTTACAGGTAGATTTTTTGTTAAGGTGTATAAAGATCAAACATTACAAAACAATATACTTAGTAAAATCAACCAACAAACAAGTTATGGTATTGTTGCTAAAGAAAAAATGTTTGTAATAAAAAACAAAAGCAATAGTAAAAGTTGGTGGAGAGATGCTAACAAAGGTAATGGTGATGTAAATGCTGGTTGGTTTTTTGATAACAACAATACTTACAACAACCATGATACTGGTGGTGGTAGCTTAGATGCTACAAAAAGAAGAGAAGGTAAGATAATTGGAGGTAAAAATTCTGGTTATGGTATACAAGCTGGTAGAAAAACAATATCAATAGCTTACCATTGGTTTGGAGGTAAAGATAGAGATGGTTGGAGAGCCAAATGGAATCAGTTTCCTAGTGATGATGATGACCAGCAATATAAAGATTTTGTTAACGCGTTAGAAAATGATGGTATGAAGTTTAGGTTAACTGACGACCCAACTAACACCGTTTATGAAATAAAAAAACATTTAAGAACTCATTTAGTTGCTTATGATCAAGCTAGAGTAAAAATAGGTAAGTTTGCTAGTATGAGAGTTATAAGATGGACTTTAGCTTTAGACAAACCTATAAAATGGTCACCAGAAACAAATGTAACAGGTATAATAAATAATAAAAGTAATAGTACTGGTTTTGAGTTTTTAACTCCTTATAACGATGATAAAGAGTTCACTACGGATAATCCAGCTATATGGGAGACAGAGCCATTAGAGGATATAGGTTTAGATTTATACTATGAAGCTAGTAATGCATACCCTATTAATCAACATGGTAACATGCATACTTTAAACTGGCACAACTGTTATTCTTTTGGTAACGGTGTAGAATCAAATAGAATAAGAGATGATTTTAATGCTGTTCAAATAGACAAAGGGCCTAAAGTTTCAACTATATTAGCAGAGCAGTACAAACAAGAGGTAAAAAAGACAGGTTTAATATTTTCAGGTATATTTAACTCTACATCTGGAATAAATAGAACAAATCAATTTATAATAGCTAATCCTATAACTAAAGATTTAAACCCATACTATGGTAGTATACAAAAATTGTATTCTAGAACTAGAGACGGTGATTTAATTACTTTATGTGAAGATAAATCTTTAAAAATATTAGCTGATAAAGACGCTTTATATAACGCTGATGGTAATGCCAATTTAACATCTGTAAACAGAGTTTTAGGCCAAGCAATACCTTATGTAGGAGAGTTTGGTATAAGTAAAAACCCTGAATCTTTTGTTCAATATGGTTTTAGATCTTATTGGGCCGACAAAAACAGAGGTGTTGTTTTAAGATTATCAAACGACGGTTTAGAAGAAATATCTAATAAAGGTATGTCAGATTTTTTTAGTGATAACCTAGCCACGGCAACAAGTGTTGTTGGTAGCTATGATGATGACAAAGGTTTATATCATATAACTTTAAACAACAATACAATTAGCTATAAAGAAAACGTTAGAGGTTGGACCACTAGATGTTCTTTTATACAAGAAAGTGGTGTAAGTTTAAACAATAAGTTTTACACATTTAAAGATGGTAACTTATGGGTTCATTACTCAAATGATTTAAGGAATAATTTTTATGGTGTTCAATATAACTCTACTATAAAGTTATTAATAAACGATGCTCCAAGTTCTGTTAAATCTTTTACAGCTCTAAACTACGAAGGTTCACAAGCTGTACAATATACTTATGATATAGACCCTAATGATGGACAAACTGATTCACAAGTAAAAACAAAAAACGGTTGGTTTGTTAATAGTATTACTACAGACCAACAAACTGGTTCTATAAAAGAATTTAAAAACAAAGAGGGTAAATGGTTCAACTATATAAAAGGAGAAGCTACAACGTTATCTAATTTAGATACAAAAGAGTTTTCTGTACAAGGCATAGGTAATCCTTCTGTTGTTGGATCATTAGTGCCACAATATGTAATAACGGTTTCAGACACTGGAGATCAAGATTAAAATATAAAAAATGCCAAATAACTATACAGTATCATCACTTGAAACACCTACAGGAATAATAGAGACACCAGGAGATAACGTTAGCAACTCAACGCCTACGTATATACTAACCTTAACACCTAATCCAGGATATTCTATAACTCATAGTAATTTTTCAGCTAGTTCATTACCAAGTGAAATAAGTAGTGTTACGTTTGCTCAAAATGGAGAGCTTGTTATAGCTACTGCAAATTTTGCAACAAACTTTATAATGCCAGCTAATAATGTAAATTTACTAATAGATATTGATGGTTCTGCACAATTAAAAAATTATACAATAGCAGGCGTGTATAGCACGACAGAAACAAACACAACTAGTAGTAGCGTTAGTAATGTTGCTTATAGTAATAGTGGAAATTATACAACTTCAGAATTAATGTTTACTAAAACTTTTACAGCAAGCTCTGCTACTGGAACTGGTTTTAGTGGTTATTACTTTGAGCAAGAGCCTTACATAAATTTTAGTAGTATGGATCTTTTTGGTGAAACAAGTAATTATACTGTTACAACATCAAAAACATATTCTTCAGGAAAACTTACGTCTAAAACTTTTAATATATCTTATACTTATCCTGCTAAAAACGTATCAGGTGACTCTATATCTTTTATAGCTAAGGCTGTAAAAATATACACTGAACCTTTAGAAATAAAAAGTTACAGTATAGTTAAAAATAACTTAAGCAAGTTTGGTGAAACTAGAGCATTAAGAGTATATGGTGCGCCTGGTTCTAAATTTGATTTAACAATAACAAAAACAAGTGGAGATACATATGACTTTACATCAGATACTTTTACATCGTCTTCTACATTAGATGATGATAGAACAATACCCGATGTTGGTTATTATGATTATGATATAATATTCCCTGGTGGTTTAGCTGCTGATAACTCAATAGAACAAGATACAAATTATACTTTTGTTATAGCAGCAGGCACAAACACAGCTTTAAGTTTGCAGTCTCCGTTACAGTCTACGTTTGATATAAAACAATTACTAGACAAATCAATTACTATAAGCGTTTCTGATAGTGGAAGCACAGGGTATACTATATCACCTTTTGCCCCTATAACAGGTTCTGTTGGAGAACAAGATCCGGTTTTAGAATTTAATAATACATTTACAATTTCTTATAGCAGCGCTATAACTATAACATCTCAACCAACTATTAGTGATCTTATTTCAACTCCTTCTGATCCAGGTGATACTGATGTTGCTTTTTCAGATATAAACTTAGCTCAAGGTGCTACAAACACAGTAAACTTAACTATACCTAAAAGTTATATTTATGAAATAGGAGAAAGCAATGTAGCTTATAATTTAGATATAGCTAGTTTCATAAGTGTAGCTACAAATACGCAACCAGTTGCAACCGCTCAAACTATATCAGCTACTAGTGCTGTAGGTAAAAGTTTAACACTTGCTGGTACAGATGCAGAAAACTCACCACTTACTTTTGCTATAGCTAGTAATCCAACTAACGGTACGTTAAGCAACTTTAATTCAAACAATGGTTTTGTAGTATATACATCTAACTCTGGTTACACAGGATCTGATTCGTTTACATTTACTGTTAACGATGGTGCTTTAACAAGTACAGCTGCCACGGTAACGTTAAACGTCGCCGCACAAGCAATAGCTCCAACATCTACAGAAACTTTCTCATGGAGAGAAGGTTCTGACCCATATACAACAACTATAGGGGTTTGGTCTGGTTCAACCACGTATACTAACTTAACAGCTGGTAGTAATACGGTAACGATACTTGTTGAAGGTTGGTCATTAGATAGTATACACGGAGGTTATCCAAACTATGTTGATGGTTTTGAAGATTTTGATGTTATCTATGAGTTTAAATATGGTAATACATTATTAAACTCTGGTGTTTTATTTATAAACCAATCAACTTCTAATGTTGGACCTTATGGTGCTGATTTAGATTTTGATTCAAGAAATATATCTATACCAGGTAGTCACAATGGTGGTAGCGGATTAATATCTGGTGGAGCTTATACATTAGATGTTAAATTAACATACAATAATAATTAATTATGCCTTCATTAACATTAACATTTGCAAATAAAATAAACGACTCATTACAAGTTGGAGACACTTTGTATTATACTAATAATGGTACTGATGTTATTGAAATGGGTGTAGTTACATCACCTTTGTCGACAACACAAATACAATTAACGGTTGCTACAACTTTAGTTCTACCTACAACTAATAGTTTTATATTGTTTAGTAAAGACAATAAAGCTAACTTGTCTAGTTTAGTAGGTTATTTTGCAGAAGTAGAATTAACAAACGATTCTACATCAGCAGCAGAACTGTTTACGGTTAGTGCAGAGATGGTAGAAAGTAGTAAATAACACGAAAAAAGTGTAATAATATAATAATAAACAACACATTATGGATCCAATATCAATGGGTGTAAGTGCGTTAGGATCTATTGCCGGTGGAATGATAGGAAGCGGCAAGCGAAAAAGAGAGCAAAGACAAGCTCAAGCTGAGTTTGATAGAAACAAAGCTAGATATGAATCTCTTGATACATCTAACCAGTACACTAATTTAGAAAACACATACGAAGACTTAACAGTAAACACTCAGGCTGCTGATTTTGCAGCTCAAAAACAACAACAAGTATTAGCAAATACTATGAGTGGTATGCAAGGTGCTGCTGGTGGTGGTGGTGTTGCTGCTTTAGCACAAGCTATGGCTAATCAACAGTCTGCTAATATGCAAGCTGCATCAGCTGATATAGCTAGACAAGAATCTAGTAATCAAGCCGCACAAGCTCAAATGGCTGGTAATTTACAAATGGCTGAAAGAATGGGTGCTGAAAAATCTAGAGCTGCTGAATTAGATAAAACAGAAACGTTGTTAGGTATGTCACAACAAAGGCTTGGTGCTGCAAATGCAGCTAGACAAGCTGCAACACAAAGCATAATAGGTGGTGTTACAGGATTAGCAACTTTAGGTGCTCAAAGTAGTGAAGGTGTTCAAGATTTGTTTAGTAACATGAACCTAAGCTAATAATATAATTATGGGAAATCAATCATTAATAAAAGGTGCTGCGCTTGCTGCTCCAAAATTCAACGATATAGGGGCTGTAGCAAAACAAGCAGTTTCAGGTATTAGCGAATATTATTTAGCTAGAGCCGCAGAAAAAAGACAAGAAGAAAGGTTACAAAAAGCTAAAGTAGAAACATACTTAAATGCTATGCCTGCCGGTATAGAGCTTAGTAAAATACCACCTGCTCAACAAGAAAATGTAGCTAATTGGAGTAAACAAATGAAGTTTCAATATGCTGAAGCCGCTAGAGTTTTACCAACATTAGAAGCAGGATCAGAAGCTTATGTTGAAACAATGAGCAAAATGACTAATATAAAAAATGCTTTTGTTAATTTAAACAACAATTTAGAAACTTTTAAAGCTAATAAAACAGAATATTTAAAAAGTAGTTCTTCAGGAGCTTTATCTAAAGGTAACAACTCTAAACAAGGTAATATATTAGCTAATATTTACACGGATGAGTCAGATATGATTTTTGATGCAAATGGTAATATGGCTTTTCAATCTGGTGATCAAGTTTTAAATATCAACGATATTCCTGATTATTTTAATAAAGATTTTAAGAGTGCTGATGCACTTATAAACATAAACTCAGATATATATAACGCTGGTCAAAAGTTAGATCCTACTATGTCTAACATGTATAGACAGAAAATATTAAATATGATAAGACAAGGTGGTAGAGAAACTACATTATCACTAGCTACAGATGATTTAATACAAGAAGGTGGTTTAGGTATTGTAGATGAAGATTTATTATATAACCCTGAAAGACAAGAAGAATTAGAGCAAGTAGTTGTAGATAATTACATGAACATATTAAATAGCTCAGCTAACTCTGGATATGCTAAAAAACAAGCAGCTATTAAAAAATCTCAAGCATCTAGTAGCCCTACAGCTTACAAGTATGGTCAATCAACTAGAGATGATTTACAAATATACTCTAGCCCTGCTAAACAAACCTATAGTGATTTAAAATCTAAAATTAAAGAAATTGATTCTAATGGAATGAACGATCCGATAGAATTAAAAGTTGCAGAGGTAAATAAAATTTTAAAAAGTAACAATCCTGACTTTCAAGATCTAGTAATTAATGACGACGGATCTGTTCATATGTTGACTTTTGATAAAAAAGGAAATGAGATTATTGATGATGAAGGTTTCAGTGTAACTAAAAAAATAGATTTTAATGACAACAATTCTGTTGTAGAGCTTGTAATAAGTAGTTTAGGTAGCGGAATAAGTGATGATGCTAAAATGATTTTAAGACAACAATTAAAAGGTTTAAAACCTAATGTTAAACTAACTGGTGATCCGAATAAACTTTAACTATGTTTGAAAAATTAGTAAGAGATCTTTATAGTAAATACGCACCAGATGTAGATGTAGAAGAAAAGTTAAAATATATTTCTCAATCAGATTATTCTGTTGATGGTTTTATGAATGATTTTTATGCTAAATATGCTCCAAATCAAGTTTTAGATGACGAAAAAAAAGGAGTTATTTACGAATCATATTTTCCAGAGCAATTTAAAAAGATTTCTGAAAAACAAGAAAAAGAAAAAAATTTAGATCAAAGATCAAACACTTGGTTAGAAAATTTAGTTGGGCAAGAAGAAGGCAAAAGCTATAGTTTATTTGATAAAGAAAAAAATTATGGCGAGGATCCTGGTCTTCTTTCGTTTTTTCCAAACATTTTTAATACAGCTGTAGACATGATGAGTGATTGGTACAAAGATGGTATGGCTTCATGGGCTCAATCTAAATTAGTTCAACCTTATCAAGATATAATGGAAGCTCCAGATAAGATGTCTTCGGAAGATTTTCAAAAAATTATAGAATTAGGAAAAAAAGTGTCTGAACAGCCTTTAAGTAAAGAGCTACAAGAATTTCAACCTAGGTTTTTAGAACTGTTAAAAGAAAATCCAGATAATAGTTTAAAAGCTTATCTCCAGGCTTTTGCTGAAAACCCCAGCGCAACAATGAGTATGTTTGCTCAAAGTACAGCTCTTCAAGGTTTTACATTATTTAATAGTAGTGATGCAAAGGCAAACGCTTTAAAATATGCTGCAACAACAATGACCGGTGCTTTTACCATTGGTCAACTAGGGCCTCAAGCTGGATTTCTTGAAGAGATAGTAACTATTCCAGTGGCTGGTATAGCTGGAGTAATGGGTGGTGTTTCTAGAACAATGGAAGAATCTTTTACTTTAATGGATTTAGCTTTAGAAGATATAGGTCAAGAAAAATATCTTAAAATGAGCGATGAAGAAAAAGAACAAGCTCTTAGAGATGTATTTGAAAATAAAGAAAAGTTTGATGACATAAAGAGTAAAGCTATAGCAAGAGGTAAAACAATATCTTATTTTGACACAGCGGCTGGACTTTTAGTACCAGGTTTCGGTAAAAGTATAGGAAAAGGTATGGCTTTAAGTAGAGCTAGTAAAATGACCAATGTTGCTAGAACTTTTGGAACAGCAACTTTAGAAACAGGTATGGGTATGGCTAGTGAATACTTTGGACAAAAAGCGGCTGGTCAAGAAACTGACATGTTTGAAATATATGCGGAAGGTTTTACAGATAAAGTTTTTACAATTTATGATTTAGCGCAAAGTGGAGCGAAAACTCCTAAGTACAGTATAAATGGTAAGCCTATGAATGGCAAGCAGTTTTCAGAAACTTTAAAATTAATGGATGACGAAGCTTACTCTGGTGCTATTATAAAAATTGAAAACAGCCCTGTTGCTCAGCAAATAGTAGACAATAGAACAGAAAATATAGCTTTAGATCAGAAAATAAATAGTAAAATATCCGATCCTGCTGATAGAGCTAAAATGATGAAGCTAGAAAAACAATATAAAAAACTAGCTAAAAACGATACAGAGTCTGGTAAAAAACAGAAAGCTAAAATTAAAGAGCAAATTGATGCTATAGAAACTAAATATGAAAATTCTAAAGTAGACGTTACTATTGAAAACAGAAAAAAAGCTGTAGCGTTAGCTATAGACAATAAATTTGAAAAACAATTTAATAAAAACTTAAAAAGTGTACAAGATTTTGCTGATCAAAAAGGTTTAGATATAGATATAAGCGAAAACGAAGATACTTATTTTCAAAAAATAGCTGATGCAACAAGTCAAACGTTAGAACAAATAAAACAAAAAGCTGTTGGTAGTGATGGTGCTTTTATTGGTAAGGGTAAGATATTTATAAATAAAACTCAAGCTAAAAAAATAGGTGCGGTAAATGTCGCATCACATGAAGTTTTACATCCTATTTTAAATGCTTTAGTAGGTGGTACAAAAGCACAACAAAATCTAGTTAATGGTTTTAAAAAGAAATTAAATAGTAAGCAAAGAGCAATGATGGATGAGTTTATGGGTAATCAACCGGAAGGTACTGAGTACTTAACCGTTTTTACTGATAACTTTGATGCTATTATGGCTGAGCAAAACATAACTCAAAAAATAAGTGATTTTTTTAGAGACTTATATGTTAAGCTTGGTTATGAAAATATAAATTTTGACAGCGGTGAAGGTATATATAACTTTTTAAAAGAATATAGTAAAAGTACTAGAGAAGGTAAATTAAGTGATAGAGCTACAAAAGCTATAGATAAAGCTGAAGCAAAAGTTGATACTAAAATAGGTGATGTTGATACCGCTGGTAATGTTATACAAAAATCACAGGTTTATCAGTCGGTTGAAGGCATGAAAGATGGTTTACTAAACCCTAAAACAAAAAGAGATACAGCTTTTACTATGTCTAATGAGTTGTTAAATGAGATAGACAGAAGATTAAAAATTGATGTAGATTCTGAAACAAGAGAAGATATTGTTAGAGATTTTGCTTTTAATGAACAAAGAGGTTTATTAGGTTTAATACAAAAATATGACCCAGATATAAATGACAGTGTTATGGGTTATTTAAATGCTAAAGTTAAAGGTAGAAGTTTGTTTGATGCTAGACTTCAAGAGTTTTATGAAAAAGATCCTAGATATAATAAAATAGTACAATCTTTATCAGATGAAGCTACACAGAAAAAAGCTCAGAAAAAATTAGATGAAGAGAGTAGTAAAGATCAAGGTCCAGCAGCTAGAGCGCTAACAGATTTTAATGATTTGATGATTAACGATGAAAATTTTATAACATCAGATATATACAAGTCTATAAAAGGTAAAATAATAAATAACATAACATTACTATTATCTAAGGGTAATTTAGATGTTAATAGTATGGTTGATATTATAAACAAAGAAATTTCTAACGTTATTAAAAAAGCTCAAGGTAAAATATCTAGGGTAGATGGTAAGGTTGTAATATCTAAAGAATACGACAACTTTGTAAGAGAAGGTTATGAAAGCGGTATTAAATCTTTACCTATAAGGGTTATAAAAGATAGTTATTTAAATAAACTATTTCCTAGTAAAAAGTTAGGCAAGGTTGACATGCAGAATAGAAAAGCTGATAACCCAAACCTTAAAAAAGACAGTAATTATAGAATAGATAAATTAGAAATTAAACCACCTACATTAGGTAAATGGATTAAATATTTTACAGAAGGTGGTTATACAACTTTATTAGCTAAACAAAAAAAGTACGCAACTGAAATAGCTAAAGCTGTATCGTTAAAAGTAACTAGAGAGTCTATAGTTGATCAAGATGTATTATTAGAAATATTTAACAAATCTTCTTTGAGAAATGAAGAAATAACAATAGACATTATTGAAACTTATTTTAATAATTTTGAACAAACTTTAGATAGTAAAACAGATGAAAGATCTGGTTTTGATGATATACAGTTTAGTAACACGGGTAAAATAACTAAAAAAGGTGCTGAAATACTTGCGAACAAAGCTTTAAATAATGATCGTTCTGGATTGCCTGGAAATTTTATTATTAAAGTATTTGAGCCTATACAAAATGTATTTAAAGGTGGTTATGTATCTATGGTATTTCAAAGTGAAAAACTTTCTGATAAAGATATTCAATTGTTTCAAAGTGTAAAACCTTTATACAGTGTTGTTAATGAAGAAAAGATTTTAAACGAAGATACAAATAAAATTTTAGATCAAGGTTTTAGTAACTTTTTGAAAAAACTACCAAGTGAGTTAATAGAAAAAGTAAAAACAATATTAGATTATGCCGGCATGCATCATAGGGGTAAAAACCTATCGTCAGATGAAGCTAAATCTTTCGTTAAAAAGCTAAATAAAAACATTGAAGAGACAAACCCTGAATTATTAAAATTATATAAAAAAATAAATTTTGAACATATAAGTCTTCAGTTGCAAGGACAGAATTGGTATAATAAAAATGTTTTAGCTATTCAAGCTGGTAAAAATATTAAAGAAAAAATATCTTTAATGCAGTCTCTTTACAAAGATATAGTTCTTAAAAATAATGCTAATTTAGCTCTTAAAAACTATTTAGATGCTAAGATGACTGATTTAATTAAAAAAGGTGAGTTATCAAAAGAGTATGTTTATGTGAGAGGTAGACTTGAAACAAACATAGCTAAATCAGGTAGAGCTCTTAGTATGTTTGAATATATTGAATTATTTGACGGTGAGCAAGTTGTTTTAAATACAAACGGAGGTCTTCAAAAAAAACCTGCAAAAGGTAAAAACATGGATGATAAAGCTTATCAAATAAAACTTGATGAGTATTACAATAAATGGAAACAAACCGTCAACTGGAGTGAAGCTTTAAAAATAGCTAAAAAAATACACAATAACAAAAAAAATAAAAATAAAACATTTACTAAAAATCAATTGTTTGACTTAACTATTAAACAAATAGTAAATAAAAATGAGCATTTAAAAGAGAACTCTATGACAGCTGGTCTAGCTACTATATCCGCAATGTCTGGCACGTTTGATACTACAATAAATGAAACACATACAACAGCTTGGTTGTCTAAAATGACTGCAGACAAAATGGATGCAGCCGGTGGAACTGTTACTTTTGATGGAGCAACAAGATTAATAAAATATTTATCAAAAGAAGTATCAAATAATATATATCATATTTCAGGTGTAAAAGCTACAACACATGTTATACAAACTGTCGTTAGCAAAGGGTTGAAAGATGGGTCAATAAAAATGTCTGATTTACCAACCGAAGTTCAAAACGAAATTGATTTTAGTAAAACAGAACAATCAAACTCTGATCAGTTTAATAAAATACTAGAACAAACAAAAGGTGTTGATGCTGTTAAAAGATTTTCAGATGCTGCTGCTAAATCAAGAGGAGCTAAAAAAGGTTTATACGACTGGTTTATACCACCATCTGCTGAAGATTTTTCTGGTTTACTTTATAAGTTTTTAGGTAAAGGTAAAGTAGGAGATGAACAAATGAAGTTTTTTAAAGATAAACTAATAAACCCGTTTGCTTCTGCTATGGCTGAAATAGATAGAAGAAAACAACAAATGTCTAATGAGTATTTAGCATTAAGAAAGAAAATGCCAGGTGTTAAGAAAATGTTAGGAGAAAACACTGGTTATAATGAATTCACATATGACAGTGCTGTGAGAGTTTATTTATGGGATAAAGCTGGTTTTGAAATACCTGGTTTATCTAAAAGAGATCAAACAGAGTTAGTTAAAAAAATAAAAGAAAATGCTGATTTAAAGTTATATGCTGACACTTTAGGTGTGATAAGTAAGCTTAAAGATGGTTGGGTTAAACCAAGTGAAAGTTGGTTAGGTGGTAATATACCTACAGATCTTAGTGATATAAATCAAAAAGTAAATAGAAAAGAGGTTTTAGCTGAATGGGTTAAAAACAAAAACGAAATATTTAGTAAAGAAAACTTAAATAAAATTGAAGCTATATATGGCACAGATTTTAGAGAGTCTTTAGAAGAAATATTAGGTAGAATGGAAAGAGGTTCTAATAGACCTATAGGTTCTAATCAAAACAAACTTACAACTAAGTTTATGAACTGGGTTAATAACTCGGTTGGTGCTATAATGTTCTTCAATGCTAGATCTGCAATATTACAGACTATATCTATGGCTAACTTTGTTAACTTTAGTGACAACAATATATTCGCAGCGTCAAAAGCTTTTGCTAATCAAAAACAATTTTGGGCAGATTTTACTATGTTATTTAATAGCGATTTCTTAAAACAAAGAAGATCAGGTTTAAAAACAGATATAAATGAAGCTGAAATATCTAATGCTGTAGGTACTGCCCCTAACAAAGCAACTGCTGCATTTAAATATATGCTTAAAAAAGGTTTTTTACCTACACAAATTGCAGATAGTTTTGCTATAGCAATGGGTGGCGCTAGTTTTATAAGAAATAGAATAAACTCTTTAGTTAAAAGTGGTATGACCAAGCAAGAAGCTATGGATCAAGCTATGTTAGATTTTAGAGAAATATCTGAAGAAGCTCAACAATCTAGTAGACCTGATAGAATTAGTTCACAGCAAGCTGGACCACTTGGTCGTGTAATATTAGCTTTTGCAAACACACCTATGCAGTATGCAAGGATGCAGAAAAAAGCAATACTTGATTTAAAAAATGGTAGAGGTGATTGGAAAACAAACATGAGTAAAATACTTTACTATGGTGTTATACAAAACTTTATATTTAATGCATTACAGCAAGCATTGTTTGCAATGGCGTTTGATGATGATGAAGAAAAGTTACAAGAAAAAGAATTAGGTATATTAAACGGTATGGCTGATTCACTGTTAAGGGGTACCGGTGTTGGTGGTGCTGGTGTAGCTACTGTGAAAAATATGGTTATGGAATTAATAAGACAAAACCAAAAAGATAGACCTGATTATGTAAATGTTGCATTAAAGTCAACAACAATATCACCACCTATATCTTCTAAACTAAACAAATTAGTATCTTCAGCAAGAACATTTCAATGGAACGGTAAAGAAATAAGAGAAGAAGGTTTAAGCTTAGATAACCCAGCTAACTTAGCTGTAGGTAAAACAGTATCTGCTTTTACTAACATACCTTTAGATAGAGTCGTACAAAAAATAGATAATTTAAAAACAGCTACAGAAGAAGAAACTGCAGCTTGGCAAAGTATAGCTTTAGTATTAGGATGGGATCAATGGAGTTTAGGTATGAATCCATATCAACAGAAAAAAAGCAAACCCTCTAATAAAAGAAAAATTAGAAGCAAAAGTAATAAAATTAATATTAGTACAAACTCTAAAAATAGAAAAATAAGAAAATGATAAGTAAACACATAAGTATGAAAGAAGCTGTGTATAGCAATACAGCTATAAGGCGAGGTATAGATAATACACCAGGAGAGTACGAACTACAAAACATGGAGTTACTTGCAAGAAAA